TCAAAGCTGATCACCCCGCTCGCGGTCAAGCTCCAAGAGCTCAAGCGGCTGGCCACCAAACCGCTCTGCGACATCGGGATCGGTCGCCTGTTCCCGGATCGTCTTAAATACCTCTTCGTGCTGCTCGATGATGTCGATCGGGTCCGTCGGTTGTGTCGTTGCCATAGCTTAGTTCTCCAATTTGGCTGTCATGCTACGCTCTCGCTCTTTTTCGAGTTCGCAAAGTTGGGTGGTGAGCGTCACCGCGCCCCTCCGTTGGCAAAGTCGGTGAGCCCGTGTTGGGGAATCTCGAGATCGCCGCCACCAGCAACGCGGTAAACCCGGATGACGCTTTTCGGGAGCCAGACCTCGTCGCCGTCGGCGAGCAGGAGGTAGGCCTTCTCGGTCTCGTGGTCGACCCGGCCACTGACTAGGTTGTCGCTGCGGCCGAGCAGCTCGACGTCCTTCTCGTCGACGAGCCAGTTCGGGAGCCAGGCGACAAGGTAGTCGTCGTCACCGCCGTTGGCCTGGAGCTCTCGGGCGACGGTATCCGGGTCGTCACCGGAGAGCTTTCGGTCGCTGATCAAGTCAGCGTAGCCTTTGATTAAGATAGGGTCTTCACTCATCGTGTCTCTCTCCTGCTGTTGTGGTTTCGGGCCAGTGCCATTCGAGACCGTCCTCGGTCGGGGTCGTGAGTCCCTCCCGATAGAGCCGGTCGTAGGCGTACAGTATCGGGGAGACCCCCGGCCCAAGGCCGTGCCGGACGCGGGCCTCCTTCGCGTACACCATCACCAGCTTGTGACGCCGGCGCCGGATCCGGAACTCCTCGAGGATACCACGAGGGTCGGCGAGGAACCGGCCGCCCCATCGGGAAGTCGCATGGAGGCGCTGGAAGAGCGTCCGGACCACGGTGATGACGCTACGCATCGTCCACCTCCTCGATGTCGACGTGGTCGAGAGGCTCGTCGGCGCCCTTCACCGCGGCGACCAACTGCTGGACGAGCATCTCCGCGCCGTTCTGGCTCACGCCGAACTCCCAGCGATGGAGATGGCCAGCCGACTGTGCGAGCGCGTCTTGGGCGTTGCCGTGGACGTCGTGGAGCTGGCTCTCGTTGAGCAGCACCGAGACCGAAATCCCCTCAGAGTCCTCGGGATCAAGCTCGCGGTCGGTGACGACCTGAGCGGAAATGACCTCGTCGCCATCGACGTTGGACGAGAGGTCGACCAGATTCTCGATCTGCTTGGCGAACACGCGGTAGGTCGGTTCCTGCATCGTGAGGCCGAGTGTGACGAGACCGTCTCCGTTGTGACGGTCGGTGGCGCGCTGGCACTGCTTCGCGAACCATGCGGCCTGGTCGCGATTCATATCGAGTCGCACCAGCGCGTGCGGGTCGGTTGTCGCGAGCACCCGACACTCCGGGAACGGTGACTCGTAGTCGATAGCGCCGGTGTCACTCGCCATCATCAGTCACCACCTCCCCCGAGAAGACACTCCAAGCACGGGAGTTCGCCGGTCCCGGAGTTCGGGCCCACACACCCCACCGTGCCATTGACGCAGGAGTCGTCCTGATCGGCGATGCCGGCGTGGGTTCGGACGGCGTCAGCGCATTGGTGATGGTAGCGATCAGCGCCGCGTTCACCAGCGACCGCGGAGGGGTCGTACTGTCCACCGTCGGTGACAGGCTCGCACTCGTCGGCTCTCTTTTCTGCGTCATCGAGCTCCTCAACGCCAACGGGATCGACGAGAACCGTCTGGTCGCCAACAGTCACGTTGATCCGGTCGCCGGTCCCCAGAGTGTGCACCTTCGACCGCCCGGTCTCGGGTTCTGTGATGCGAATGACTGCGAACCCTGGCCCGAGCCTCGTCCGTTCGGGCGTCGTTGGCTCGGCATCTGCAGCGGTGACCATCACTTCGTCCGCGCCGGCAAGGAGTGCACCAGCGACGGCGTGAATCGCGTCGTAGACGGCGTACTCGCTTGGTGCGTTCCAGGTTGAACCGTCGACGTTCACCTCGTAGCCGGCTGATTCGTTGCGACCACCGTCGGTGACGAGCCGCTCGCCGCGTGGTGAGAGTCCGAGGTCCTCCGGGTCGGCGGCCTCGAGACGCGCGGCAAGCGTGTGGCCGGGGATACCGCCCTTGGGGTCGCGCGGGCGCTCGACGGGGTCGTCGAAACTCGCCCCGCATTCGCCGCAGTAGTGAGCCTCGTCGTTGCCAATCGCGCCGCGCGTCCCTGGCGATCGTGTGCGGACGTTCGACTCATTGCATTCGGGGCACGCTTGGAGCATCTCAACGCCGCCGTCCGTCGCGACGCGAGACACGCGGACGTCGTGGAACTGCTCGTGGTCTTCGGCGGCGTCACCGACCTGTTCGATGTCGCCGCGCTCGATGACTCCGCACTGCTTGCACTTGGCGACGAAGCTCATCTCGAGTCACCACCCTCGTCGTTGGCGTCTTCGTCGACCGTCTCGGAAATCTGGTGGTGGCCGGCCTGGGGATGGGCTTCTTCGGATTTGTGCTCCCACGCGAGACCGCTCCAGCGCAGCGCTCCGGGAGTGATTTCTTCGCTGCAGATCGGACACTCGGCTCCGATCAGATCATCGTAGTCGATCCGCGCCGGGACGAGCTCGACAGCGCCGCCGTCGGTTGCGACGCGGTCTTCGCCGGGGAGTGGGCCGACGTACCGCCAGCGCCGCTCGCCACACTCCTCGCAGTCGTCGGACAGCGTGCACGTCTGTTCGTGTCCGCAGTTGACGCAGCGGTACTCGAGCTCGTCCGGTTCGTCGTCGACGTCGGTGGCGCGGTCGAAATCGCTCCCGTAGCGCTTGTCGAGCGAACACATCTGACAGAGCCGCCGGTTCGGCCCCGTTCGTTGTCCGCACTTCCGGCACTCGCGACCCGCCATTATCGCGACCCTCCCAGAGAGAGCGTGCGGCCACAGACGATGCACCGTTTTTCGATCACCGCGCTTCCGGTGAAATCGGTCTTCCCGTAGCGTCGGGTGTGTTCGTGGGGGCAGTTGTTCGCGGTCGTGATGCCGCCGTCGGTGATAAGTCGGTTCTCAGAAGCGGTGGTCTCTTGAGCCGGGACGCCTAATCCCGACTCGGTTGCGTTCTCAGTCATTTGGTTGAGGTCGTGACCCGCGGTAGGCCGGGCGCGCCCAATCTGTCCAGGACAAGCGCGCTCGGCGGGACCCGCGGTGCTACTTCGTCCCTTAGAACTCGACGTATAAGGGAGGGTGCTGTATTTCCGGCAGAATGGAAGTATTTGGAAAGCTATGCTTATTCGCTGGTTCTGCGCCTTACGAGCCGCGTAACTAAGCCGTTCTCTCGCGTTTTCGTGCATGCGTTTTTAGTAGATCGTGGCCGGCGCGTCTCCCCCGCGCCGGGACCTTTCAGTCGATAGGCAGTACTTTGGGGATCGTTCAGACGTCCGCGCGGGTCCCGTCCTCCGCTGAATTTTCACTCTCTCGCTTGCTACCAGTAGGAGCGAAGTCATCCCACTCATTGCGGTTCTCCGCCTCAAGACGTGCCTTGATGGCTTCACGAACCCATTCACTCCGAGATGTCGCAGGGTGTCGGTGGCCATCGATGTCGTCTCGCATCTCTTCGTCCATCGTGATCGTTGCTTGATAGCGGTTAGTCACCATCTTACCACGTAACCACGTAGTTTCGATGTAATAATAGTTCTTGTGGTGACTAACCAACTAACCACAGGGGCAAGTAATTATGTAGCCATGTGACCACTTTCGGCCATGGCCAATCGGAAAGACGTCACAGTCCCCTTACCGAAAGACGCAGTTGATGAGATCGACGGGAAGCTTTCATACGGAGATAGTCGTGCGGGGTGGATTCGTGAGGCAGTCTATCAGCGTCTTGAGCGCGAGGGAATCAACACAGAAGAATTCCGTAAGGAATTGGGAGACCCAATTGAGGGCGACGAGGGAAATCCGAATCGGGGACCCGAAGCGGTCCCAGTAAGTAACTGAGATGGGTATTTTTCGCGTCCTCCGAGGGCTGTTCAGTTCAAACAGCAGTACTTCGATCGATGGCGACAACATGGGCGTCGCAGGAGAGGATTGGAGGTGGGGCCGCGTTGACGAGCAGCCGTTTGACCACTATACAGACGCGTCCGACCGGGTCGTCGTACTGAAGCGCGAGCGACGTCACGATGAGGCTGAAGAGCTTCTTCTATGGTGCATCGACTACGTGGAGGCCGAAGCCGAGTTCGAGAAACACCAAAAGTACGGCCATGCGGCCATTGCACCCGCATATTACCGGCACCTTGGTATCGTCTATCGTAAGGACGGCCGCTACCAGGACGAAGTGGAAATTCTTGAGAGGTACGTCGAGGCGTGTCGGGGTTTGGGAAGAGACCCACAGAAGAAGATGTCCGAACGACTAGAACGAGCTCGGGAGCTGGCGGCAGAGAGTGAGTCTTGACCGGCGTCTGGTTGTGGCCGTAGTAAAGCTTCTCAGAAACCTTATCCTACCGACTGTGAAGGTCTCTTGCTGAGAGTTCGCCGGCACCATGGATCAGCGCGTAGAGGATATGGTGGTGGGAGGGAAGCGACCGGGGGTTTTTATTGCACATATGCGATTATAGCACTATGGCACGACCGAGTTTCACCGTCCCGGACGACCTCCTGGATGACTTCGACCGGGCGCTCGCGTCAAAAAGCGCGCGAGGGGAACTCCCTCCGAAGGTCAACCGGAGCAAGGTGGTTCGAGAGCTGATGTACGAGTACGCAAAAGAGGAGCTTGGTGAGGGAAACTTGAATACGACCCCGAAGCTGACGATTGACTGATTGTTTTACAGCTCTGCGGGGTCAAGAGCACTAATACTATCGGGGAGTTCAATTGCCTCATCGAGGACACGGTAAACGCGGTTCTGTGGGGGTCCTTCGGACTCAATAAGATCGTATTCTTGGAGCTTCGCGAGCTTGTTACGACGTGAGCGCTTGCCGATTGGTGTCAGATCGTGGCCATAGTAGATGTCCTGAGAGACCTCCTCATACTTAGTATGGAGATCACTCGCTGGAAGCTCACCAGCTTCGTGGACTAACGCGTAGAGAACGTGGTGATGGAAAGGGAGCGACCGAAGGTTTGATTTCCGGATTCGGTGCTGGGCTCGCTCGAATGAGTCGTTGATATCGGAACCGTGAATGCTCGAACGCCCCCGCTCGTCTGCAAGTTCGGCGGCAGCACGTAGCGCTTGAATCCCAAATCTCGCAACGCCGGCAACCTCGTCAGCGATGGTTTGGAGCTGGTTGTTCGTGACTGCACCCCGAGAGAGGCCCTGATCAGCCCGTGCCCGTAGGATCGACGAGAGCTCGTTGACCCCGTAGCGCTCAAGTTCGATTGGGCCGGTGATATTCTGCCGCACGGTGGATGGGGCTCGAGCAAGCCAGCGATCAGCGTCGTGGCAGATCGCGACGATAGATACCTTGGGTACGTGGGTGATGTACTCTAAGGCCTCGGTGTTGGGGAGTGTGTCGGCCTCGTCAAGCACTAAGATGTAGGGTTGGTCGACGGCTTCACGCAATTGCTCTCGGAGAACTTCGACGGGTGTGTTTAGTGCGACATCGACCTGGACGTGGTGCTCGCGAAGAGCTGTTCGAAGAATCTCTCCGGTGGTGGTGCCGAGACATTCGATGTGAGCGTGGTCGACGGCAGCGAACGCTTCAAGCTTCCCGAGCGTGTGCCTGGCGAGGACAGTTTTCCCGACACCAGAAGGCCCTGCGATGAGGACATCGTCGGCACGATTGCCGTCGAGCGCCGACCCAAACGTGCGGGAAAGCTCTTCTACCGCCCCCTCTCGGTGCCTGAGCTCCCGGGGCAGGTACTCGTCCTCGAAGACCCGCGGATCAGTTATCATGTTGTCCAAAAATGACGTAAACTGGGTATAAAAACAAGTGCGACAATTCCGGCAGATGGTTGACGAATTCTAAACTTGTTTTTTACCACCTGCCGCCCGCCCATGCTGGCCCGCTAGTGAACAGGCTTCGTCGTGGACGATCTCGAAGACGTCCTCATCGAGGTTCCCACACTCGCACTTGAACGAGATGACTTCACCATCGTGGAGGCCGCCCCTTCCCTCAGTTTTCCCGAACTTGACGACTGTGATTGGGTGGGCCGCATCGAACTCAGGTGTCGGGCGTCCGGGGACATCAGGGGCGAGTTCGTCGTAGTGGTCGCGACCGTGTTCTCCAGCGAGAGAGCAGTCTTCGTCGTGCCAGATCTGCTCAAGCGTCTCGTCAGCTTGCATGCATTCGGGACAGAGGTAACCGACACACTCTCCGCGGAAGTGATTCGAACCCTCGGGCTCGGTGACGACCAGCCGCTGAATTTGGATACCTTCCAGCCGCTCGCGAATGACCTTCATTGGTTTGCCTCCTCATCAACGTGGAGATTAGATACAAATTCGTCGACGTACGCATCAACCGCAGTCGATAGATGCGCGTCGGACCCATCGACGGCACGAAATAACTCGTCCTTCGTTTCTTGAGGGACGTCGTCGTCGCGTGATAGGCTCGATTCCAGTTCGTAGGTGAGCCATCTCAGTTGCGCAAGCCGCACGTAGGTCTCGTCTTGGATGAGCTGCTCGTACTCGTGGTAGGTCAGTTCATCATCGACGAGCGAGCGTTCGTGCTGGTATGGTTTGGAGCCAGCGTACTGCAGCTTGTGTACGAACGACATCAGTCGTCACCCCACGGAAGGATGGAGGTCGCTCGCGAGACCATCGCCATTCGAATCTGCTCGGCTGACTCCTCCATCCGACGCTCGGTCACTTGGGAGAGGTCGTCGCTGTACTGCAGCTGGATGTCGATGTTCTTGAGCGCCACCGCGAGCTCGCCGAAGACCTCGTCCGAACAAAGTTCTTCGGCGTGGGTCCCGTGCGGGTCGTCAGCGTTGATGAACTCCTCGGCGTAGCGGCCAGCGGCCTCGCGAGCATCGGCAGCGGTCGTCATTCGGACTCACTCTCCTTGGTGTCGCGGTTGTGGAGTGGGTGTTCGAGCTGGAGCCGGGAGCGCGGGTAGGCGTAGCGCTTTTTGTCGACGTCGAGATCGGTGCGCTGGGGGAAGGTCACTTCGACGACGTCGTCCGTCTCTGGGTACGCCGGGTTTACATCCGCGACGGTGGGGCCGTCGTCAGACAGTTCGTAGGCGTCCGCGCGCAGGGTGTCGAGTCCGACGACGAGCATGGTCGCGATATCGTCTTCCTCGTCTTCGTCGGCATCACGGTCGGTGACGTGGTCGCCAACGTGGAGCCGGGGGAGTGCGTCTCCCTCGGCCATGTTGAGTTGCTCGGCGATGCGGCGGGCGTGGGTGTTGTCGTCGGTCATCTTAGTGCTCCTCCGGGATCTGTGCGGTGACTGCGTCGTGGATGGCGTTGCTCGTAGCCAGGTAGACGTCCCAGTCAGGGAGTTCGTCGACATAGATGTCGGGCGCGAAGTCGTTCGCTGGGGTGGTCGTGGTCGGTACTTCCGAAACCGTTTCTGTTGGGGGGTTCGTAGCTGCCATTGCTTCGTTGTCCGAAGCACGGTCAGGGTGTTCCAGCACCCTGGCCGGCCATTCTGGCCGACCTCCCGTGCTCTATCCTACAGTACGTAGTGTCCCCACTTAACTGTTTTTACAATGTAAATGGCAATGGTATTTGTTGGAGTAATGCTTTTGTCAAAAGCAACCCTACTATGAACGTGGTGAGAGAATGAGTACACCAAGAATGGTTGACGCCGACGACTTCGACGACCTTCACTGGGCGATTATCGACGAGATGCTGGCCGGACGCGACGATGGCGAACCGTGGGGGTACGCAACTCCAGGCCATCTCGCAGAGGTGACTGGTGAGAGTCGGCAGTTGATGAATCAGCGGCTTCGGGACTTGACGATGTCCGACGTCGTCGAGAAGGTGAGCCGTGGGTTCTACCGAATTCACGCATCTGAAGTCCCTGACAGAGATGAGTAGCGACGGCATCAACTGGCCGCCGAACTACCCGCGCACCGCCGCCGAAGACCGCGAGCCGTATCCTGGCGACCTCTCGCCCACGCGCAAGGAGTCCTTCGAGAGCGTCGTCGACGAACTCGAGCGCTGGGGCGCGACCGATGTCGACATCTCGACGGCGAGCCAGCACTACGCCGACCGGCCGAACATCCCCCACCAACACGACAAGCCCGACGACGTCGGCGTGGTCGCACGCTTCCGTCGCGAGGGGGAGGCGGCCGACACGGGCTACGCGATCGCGTGTGACCGCTGGTCGACCCAGCGTGAGAACGCCCGCGCGATTGCGCTGTACGCCCGTCGGATGCGACTCGCCGAGCGCTGCGGCGTCACGACCGCGTCGTCGACGTTCGAGACGGCCCGACTCCCGCCGGCTCAGGACGATGACGTCGTCGTCGCCGAGGCGTCGCGAGCGCCGCACGACGTCCTCGAGGTCGCCCCCGACGCGCCGGCCCACGTGGTTCGTGATGCGTATCGCGATCTCATCCAAGAGCGTCACCCCGACAAGGGCGGATCTCGCGAGGAGTTCGACGAGCTGCAGGAAGCGAAGGAGGCGATGCTCTCGTGAGCGACGATGTGACTATTTTTTATCAGAATACGCAAATAGTCCGTTTTTCCTCGAAATCTGCCTAGCTAACTCACCCTCTAGTGATTTTACAGCCGGTTCTGAGGCACGTGGTTCTATTTTAACGACTGTTCGTGGTGGCAGAATGTTCGTGAAGTTCACTCCGCTTTTGTCAGTCCCAACTAGGTGTTCATGAACACGTTCAACGACGTCGTTCGTTGAGCCAACATAGTAGACTCGGCCTCCTTGATTCAGTTCGTGTGTTGCCTGTTCGTTGGGCTCAAGTGTGTCAATTGGAATTCCCGATTCAACTTTTGTTTGGACAGCTCTGCGCCGATCCCAGATTTTGGCAGGTTCATCAGCGATCGTAGGTGTACAATCCAACACATACACGTGGTAGGGCGAGTCCGTAGCGCTGAACTGTGAGTCAAATTCCCGAATGTCAGTTGGCGATTCAAGATTTGCGGTGACACCGAAAGGCGAGTCTGGAGTTTGACTTCTATCCGGGGGTTCGCTGACAAACCCGGACACATCTAGGGGAAGTGTCGTTGGTGTGTGGAGGCCGACACCGTATTCACAACCATCACGGAAAGCATCAATAGCGACGATACACTCGGCAAAGTCTTGGTTTTTGAGCCTCCCCACAGGCTCGTATAATGGCCGCCCGACTTGTTCGTGAAGCAGTCTCTTCAGCGCGGTAGCATTCCTTGCATTAAGAGACATATCGTCATCGTAGTAGTCGCTCTCACGGGCGTATTCAATTGGCTTCGCCCCAGGTCTAAGCTCGGCGAACATTGCTAAGGTGAGTGGATTCACACTTGTCGGTCGCTTTTTGAGCCTGACCTCTAGTTTGTCAACCAATCCCTCCCTGTTTTTGCTGTTGTCAATGTGTTCCTTGATTTCATTGCGAAAATCGGACATAGTGTACTGTAGTTCTATTTCGACTGATATGAATCCATTTCTCTATTGAACATTTTGAGGTATCCGCTTTTGCACTAAACAACCGAGTTCGGCCGCCTCCTACTCCGCATTACATACTTAGTGAGGATGTTAACCGATATTATTGTAATAAACGTAGGAATCGAAGCTGACCTTTTTAATCTACTTCTTTTCCTTGTACAGTGTCACAGAGAGATGTGTCAGAACAACTCCCTTTCGCCGTCCGGGTCACAGTCTTACGAAGATTCGCGGCCTCGCCGACGGGGGCGATTGTCCAAGCGGAGATCTGGCCGTAGGCGGTAGCTATGTCAGAACCTCAGTTTTGAGTATGGAAATGTCTCGATTCTCTGAGCTACGTTGCACCAAAAAGTGAGCGACAGCTACGCCGCGTCAGAGGTCGAACTCCCGGCGAGTTGGACGACTGCAATCTCGGCGACGGTCAGCGACAGCGCTGCGAGCGCCCGGACGGGAACGAGGTCGACGCCGTCGACCCAGATGCCCGCGCCCAAGAGCACGGCCGTGAACGCGATCCCGAGAAGCGCGGCCAGCAGACTACCGGAGACCTCGCGGTCGTAGAAGTGCTCGAGGACGGGATAGGCGAGGAAGCCACACGCCCCGACGAACAGGAAGATGTAGTTGACGAACATGACGGGCTCAGTCATCTGCGTCCTCCTGGTCGCGCGCTGCGAGCGCTCCGGAGATGGCGCCGCCGAGCATGGACGCGGCCTGCCCCCAGCGAGAGCGAGCGAGCTCGATCCCGAAGAGTGCGAAGAGGACGGTCCCGAAGGCGGTGTAATGGAATTCGGTGAGCTGTGCGGTCTGTGGGAAGAGGACGTCGGCGAGCAACGCGATGGCGAACGCCAGCGCGAAGATCAACCCCGCCCATCCTCGTGCGTTTTCGACGCGCATTCATGATTCGAGGGTGTCTGGTCGGCCGCGACGGCCCCTCTCGGCGTCGCGGGCCCGGTGATGTCAGTAGTGCTCGCTCGTGCGACTCAGCGAGGCGCAGCGGAGGTCATCGCGGGCGGTAACCCCGACTACGTTTATAGTAGAGATGGTCGAAAATCTCGAAATCACGATTATAGTTGGATGTGCAGAGGCGGGTGTCTGCTGCGTTGGATACCTTGTAGCAGAGTTACTCAAAGAGCTAAAGAAAGAGCGACGGGGTGATAAATAGAACTCAGAACTCGCTGACGACGTGCCGACTCGGGTCCCACGACGACGGCACGAACGCGTCGCCGTTGTCGTCCGTCGGCTGTTCTTCGGGGTGGTCCTCGTACCACGCCTGGACATCGCTGCTCGTCACCCCGCCGGTTGGGCTCTGGTAGTGAGTGAGCGTCGCGCCCGACGGGACTGCAGCTGCCAGTCGGCTGTAGAGGTCCGCTGCTTCTGTAGCTCCGTCGTAGGTCGTGCCGTCGACGTCGATCGTCCCAGAGACGAACGTCACGCGAGCCGTGAGGCGCTCCTCTCCGTCGGAGAGGCTATCGTCATCATCGATCCGTTGTGGGCCGTCGTACTCCGGGCCGACAAACGGCGCACCGTCGGCGGGGAGTTCGGACTGGAGCGTGTCCAGCGTGTCCGGGTCCGAATCGACCGTGAGCGTGACGACGTGATGGAGAACGAGATGACTCATAGGAGGCTCACCCGGCGGGCGGTCATGTCATGAATATAATCCCGCTCTTGCTCCGAGACGACCCGGCTGGAATGTCCAGCTAAAGACATCAGTCCGTTCCAGAAGTCGTATGCCCCGTCAAGTGCCCCAACAAAGAATTGTCGGGGAGTAGTCTCCAATGAGATCGGAGATGTGTCTGTGGTAACTTTCCGCTGGCCGCCTGACGACACATCAAATAACATCTCGCCGTCGTCGTATGTAGCGACGACAGAGACGAACTGCCCAAGCTCCAAATTGTCATTGCTCAGGATGTGGGAATCCGACCCCGACGTGATTTTGAACTCAAGCTGCGGTGAGCCTGAGCCGTCATCATCGACAGATAACTGATACTGTCTCGCGTTGGCCCCGCCACCGAACGCAAATATAGAGTTGACTGACCCTGACGAAGTCGTAAATGAGTCAGCTCGTACTACGGCAAACATCGAAAATTCGGTTTGGTCGTAGAATATCGGGTCAGTCCCGATGACTCCGTAATCGTCCGTCCCGTCGAACGACGCCGCCTCCCCGACCGGCGATGGTTTCCCCATGCTTACGCCGCCGTTGAGCGCGAGATGTCGCCCGTTCCCCGAGCGGTCGCGGACGACGTTTCGTCCGCCGTCGTAATCCACGTCGTCAAACGTGTACCATGCCTCCAGCCCGTCCTGTAAGTTGAGTTGTGACATTTACAGTTCCTCCACGATTACCTCGCCGACTTCGAGCGTTTCGGCGTTCCCGTCGCTCCCGTCTTGCAACTGGATGATAGGACGATAGTCCGTGGGGACAGCGTGGTCATGGGTAACCAACGGGACTCCATCTTTGAGATACCTTACTTCGGACCCATCGTATTCTATGGAAATGTCATGAGTTGTCGACCAATCCCATGTCGTGGGGGTTGAGGTGACGTTTCCATTGTCGAGCGTGGAGTATGCGGCACCACCACCCAGCTCAGCCAACATCCCCGTCCCCGATGTATCAAGTCTCGTTGTCGGGTCCTCGTTGGAAATCCCAATGATTGCTTTCCCTGACCCGTTAGCGCTGTACGAGACGTTTGAGAATGTGATTCGAAACGGCCCAAGCGACTCGTGGGTTGTGAGTGCCGAGGCAAAAATCGCACCGAAAACGCCACTCCCCGTTCCGTCATGCTCGGCATGGAGCCGCCGTGGGCGTCCGGTCACGCTGAATGTGTAGTTCCCACCCGACGACGCCGACGACCAATTCGGAACGTCCGCTAACGTCTCGAACTCCCACATGAGGCGTTCGGTGAGACGGGCGGCCCGTGGGCGTCGGAGCCCATAGAGCCCGCCCTCACCGTCTGCGTTCGCCTTGAGCGTGCGTTTCCCGTACCCGGCGTCCCACTCGACTAACGACACGTCGTCGCCTGGTGCGAGCGCGTCGTCCGTCCGCAGGTAGGCGTGAACCTTGGTATCCGAGACGACCGCCTCATGCGGGCCGGCGTCCAACGCGCCCTTCGGTCGGACGACTTCGCCCCCGAGTTCAACCGGTCCGTATTGCGTGTCGGTGAGATACTCACGCGTCCGACGCACCGTCTCTATTTCGCCGATATACATGGGGCTACCGCCGCTTGAATAGGTTTCAATGAATATGGTATCTGGATTGAATCTAGAATCAGATACCGAGACGGAACCAAGTTCCGTTCCGGATGAATCAATCGCCGTCGCAACGACAGTTGTTTCGGAGAGTTCTATATCAACGTCGACCCATTCACCGAACGTTTCAGCAAATGAGTCTGTTGGCCCGCCCTCTTCCGAATCAGAGAACACAGACATTCGTATTGCGTCCTCTCTGATTTCCACCCGGTACGTGTTTTCATACCTTGATTCGGTACCTTCGGAGAGGTAGAGATTTATTCCCGCATCCACCCCAGCTAAATAAGTCGGGATTGTAGCGGAGTCGCCGCGCTCTATTCTCTGTCCGGACATGAGCGTGGCAATTTCAAAAGAGCCGCCCGTAGCGTCCGATTTGAGTGAGTAGTTACCACTATCAACAACAGAAGATTGGACAGAAAACACGTCATTGAATGTCCAATTGTCCGGGAGGCGTCCACCCTCCCAATCCTCAATAGTTAGGTCGACACTCGACGGCACGCGCACACCGTCTTTCCCGACGTTCGTCAGCTCGTACCCGCCCCAGTCCTTGTCCGTGTCGATGGCGAGCCCCGACAGGTCACCCGCACTCACGCCCCCGCTTTGGTCGAGCAGCACGTACGAACCGGCCGAGGCGTCGAACCGGTAGAACCCCGCGGTATCCGAGCCCGACGGCGGGACTTCGATGATACCCGGTTGCTGGGGCGCGTTCGCGGTCGCGTCGTACTGCGGGACCGTGATCGACTCGGAGGCGATGAGGTCGGTCAGCGTCGCCGTCTCGGCGGTCACCTCGTCAGCCTCGAGCGTCGGCCCCGTCAGCACACCGTTTGCCTTCTCTTTCCATTGCCGAAGGAATCTGAAAATTCCCATTAGTGCGCCTCCTGGATGGTCACGTCGGCTGTCTCGCCCGCTGCGGCGGGGGTCGTCACGCGCACCCGAAGCCACGCGTCGGCCGCGTAGAACGTGTCGCGGATGTCTTGGGGATCGTCGACGTCGGCCTTGTCGTAGACGGCCTCGTCTTCGAACCACCCGTCGGTGGGCGGCGAGCTGGTGTCGTTGTTGTGGTGGACGTCGAGTGCGTAGCTGGCGTCGGCAGTCGCCTCGATGTTGAGCGAGACGAGTGCGTCGCCCGGCGTTTTCATCGCCAACAGGACCGCGTCGGCGGTCTCGATCGGCTTGTCGGTACGTCTGGTCGTTGACTGTGTTTGTGCCATGTGAAAAGCGCCTCCTGCAGGAAGGCCGCGGTCGTCCCCTTTCCCACCCGCCGCGGCGCGGGTGAGGTCATCGGGACCGGTTGCTCAGTTCGTCGAGGCGTCGCCGTCGAAGTAGATGACGTCACCCGTATCCTGGAGCCGATAAAATCCGGGTTGGCCGTCGGCGAGTGCGGTCGCATCGGCGACCGACGTGACGCCTTGATTCGAGATGGGGTTGCCCTCCATGTCGAGCGTCTCCCGCACGCCGATCGAATCGACGACGACGTCGAGCGAGAGGGTCCCGATGTCTCCAGAGAAGCGCTCGGGGACGAACAGCGACAGCGCCGATCCACGTGGATACGTCGCGTCAGTTCCGTCCGAGTACGCCACCCGGAAGTAGAGCAGGTGCATCCCCGCGCCGGTGGTCGAAAACCCGCCGGAAAACGAGTAGCTCACCTCACCAGCAGCGGCGTCGGTGACCGACACCGTGTCGTTGAGGACGGTGTTGTCGTCCGCCTTCCGTTTCACAAAGAGCCGGACCTCGTCGGCGTTGGTGAGGTCGACCACGCCCCCATCCAAGTCCTTGAGTGTGGCGTCGAGTGTGGGCGCTGAGTCGCCCTCCCGGAGCACGTAGTCTGCCGTCGCTGGCTTCTGTGCAAATGGATCGGTCATCTACGGGCCCTCCATGTCGAGCAGTCGTCGGGCCTTCATCACGCCGTCTCGAGCCGACCAACCGTCGCCGGTGTAGTGACGCCACGCGCCCCGGAGCGCTGCGAGCCAGCTCTCGTCGAGGCCGGCCAGCGGCGAGCGCTCCCCGTGTGCGGCGACGACAGTCCCGCCGTCGGGACCGGGGAACAACCGGATATGGGTCTGCCAGCGTCCGAACAACCCCGAGGGTCGATGGGCGTAACTCCCGCATTCACGACGTCCATGCCAGCGTTTCAGGGCGGCGCAGTTGTTCGGGAAGATCTTCTCCCGACTCCGGAGCCGGTCGCGAACCACAGACGGTGGGTCGTCGATCACCCCTGCAATCTCGGCGTCGTGCAACGGGAGTTCGAACTTGATGAACGGAAGCCGGCGTTCGAGCCGGGGAAGCAGGTCGCGGCGGACGTACCAGAGGTCGGGCCACGTCCGACCGAGGACGCGCTCGACGCGAGGGTCTGAGAGCGCGCCTCGCCGGGCGGCCCACGCGAGGAGTGCGACGGTCGCGACGAGCGCGAGGAGCGATGCGACTCGGGGTGGATTCGATTCGAGCATGGGATAACTGGAAATGGTGGTGTGGGTGGTTGGGAAGGCGCTCGCCCCGATGGGTCATCACGCCGCCGCTCAGAGTGCGCGTTTGGTCGTCCGGGCAATCGTCTCGATCCCGCGGAGCGCTCGGGCAAGCGAGTCCTTCCCCTCGAAGTCGAGGTTCATCGTCCCCCACTCGAAGCGGGCGTCGTGGAGGACGTACGCCGGGTCGGTCTCGTCGTCGATGGCCTCGAACGCGTCGACTTTGTACGCGTAGCCTGGCTGCAGAATCTGCGCCTCGATTCCGAGCTGCCCCGTGACGGTGCTCTTCGCGAGCGCCTTCGCGAGCTCGGTCCGCGCGATGCTTTCGAGCTCGGCGTTCGACTTCGCATCCGGTCGAAACTCAGCTTCCGCTTCGATCTTCCCGCGGTCGTCGACGGACGTCTGCGACACCGCCTCAACCTCGGGCCGGTCGCCGTTCTCGTCTTCAGGGCCGAACACGGTCACGGAGTTCGCAAAGCCCTCATCAGTGTCGACCGGCTCCGGCTGGCCGACGACGGTCCAGTCGACGTCCTTCACGACCTCGCCGGGCGCGAAGGCGTTGAGCACGAGCTCGGACTCGGCGTAGTCAGGGACGAACACGAGCCCGGAGTCCTCGGCTATCGCGTCGGCAATCTCGAACGGGCTGCCGACGAACGTTTCGTCGTCGATGACGCGGATCGAATTCGTGTCGATCCGGAGCTCCCAGTCCGACAGTTCACTCGGCTGGTAGCCCGTCCGCGGGATGGCGTCATCGCGCTCGCCGTGGCCATCGAGTGTGATGCGCCCCTCGATGATCGACCCGAGCGAGTCTTGAGCTGCGAAGTCGACCGCCACGCTCGACGTGTCCGTCTCGGACCCGTTTGTCGGATACCAGTTGGTCCCGTCATTCCTGACCTGCAGGCTGGCTGCGCCGGATGGATCGTCGACGGTGACGTCGAGTGTCGCGGCGGCGATGTTGAACGTCGTGTCGAACGCCGAACCGGGGATCGTGACGCCAGGGTAGTCGACGGGGGCGTCGAGGCGGCCGTTCGTGAGTGTGTTCGGAAGTGTGTGGTTCGCCCGGAGGTCGACAGGGTCGACCGCGTCGATGTTGAAGTTCTCCGAGAATTCTGACGACACCTCAGCACGGAGCGTGTGGCTCCCCGCGTCGACTTGGCCGGGGTCGACCCACGCACCAGAGGTGTGGAGTCCGTAAAACTCCACACTCCCGTTCGTCGATATCGAGAGGTTGGCGAGTTCTGTGCCGTCGAGCGACCACTTGATCTGCGATGAACCGTTCGTCCCCTGAATTCGGAGGAAGAGCCCGAACTCACCGTCGGGGATGTCGTAGTCGAGCTCAAACGGCCACTCGGCAGCCTGCCCCGCGGTATCGAGGTTCGCCGCCTCCCCGCCAGAGAAGTCCGACGAGAAGAACGTCCCATAGGAACCGGTCGCGCTCTCGCCTTCCATGAGGAATGAGCGCTGCAGCGGCACGATCGTCGCCGACGACCCGCTCCCGACACGCTTCCAGGGGTCGGTGTTCGAGGGGTCGCCGAACAAGTCCGCGAACGACAGGTCGGCGGGTGAGTCTTGGGCGAGGAAGTCTTCGTCGACGATCGTCTCGGTCGGCGTCGTCACGTTCGCGGTGAACGGCGTGTGGGTGTTGATGAAGTCCGCCCACGCGACGCCGCCGCGCTCCGAGGAGACGTCGTAGACGACGCCTCCGTGACGGAGCTTGTCGACCACGTCGAAGCCGACGAGGCGGTCGGAGACACCGTCATCGCCGCCGTTCAGCCGGTACGTGTGGAACGGCCCGCGGAAGACCACGTCCCCGCCAAGGTAGATCCGTGTTTCAGTGAGCTCCCACTCCCGGAGTCGTCTGTCAGGGCGAATATCGATGCGCCACTCACCGACGGCCGATGATTCGGGCTGGATCATCGGCCAGCCCTCGATCCGAGATCCATCGAGGCGTGCAATCTCGCCCTGGTCGTCGGTGAACGTCGCGAACCAGCCTTCCGACGGAACCTCGAAGTCGGTCGTGACCGCGGTCGCCTCTGAGGTTGCCGTCGAGTGCTCGGTCTTCGCGACCACGCGGACTTTGTGCCGCGTGTTCTGGTCGAGCCCGTCGACGGTCGCGTCCGTGTCGTTCGGAGCGAGCGTCTTGACGACCTCGAACGACCCCATCGGGCCGTCTTCGAGCGGGGTCGTCCCGGTCGCGAGCTCGACGTCGACGGCGTCCTCGTTGTCCATCGTATCCGCGTACGTGATGTCGAACGCCGTTGGGCGGGTGTCCGCAATCGAGGGTTTTCCTGGCGCGGGGAGTAGCGTGACCGGGCTGATGGTCGTCCACGACCCCTCGCGGTCAGGCGTCTCGTGTCGGATTCTGATGTCATACTCCTCGCCATCTAACAGATTCGTGATTGTGATCGTCGGCGTGACATCGTGTGAGACCGTGCCGTCATCCGTCCACGGGTCACCCGAAGCGGTCACGCGATGCTGGATGTGCCAAATGCCTGCGTTGGCCGTGTCGTCCCACGTGAGGGTGAATTCGTCCTCGACAGACGCGTCCGCAGCGAAGTCCGTGACCGCCGCCGACGGCGTGGTAGCGAACCCAGTTAGTGGATCGGACTCGCGGCCGTCGCCGAACGCGACGATTTCGATATCGTATCTGGTCCCATCGAGCAGCCCGGTGATTGTGTATCCGGTCTCGTTGGCCGCGAGGTCGCCAGAAGACGACCACGTCGCCCCACCGTCATCGCTCCACCGGACACGGTACCCGTCTTCATTTGTGGCGTTATCGTCCCACCCGACCGGTATCTCACGAGTTCCGAGCGACCCCGTGATGTTCGTCGGCGACGGGACGACTGTCGCTTCCGACACTTGGTCGGTCGACTGAGATTCGCCGTCGACGACGCGCCGGACGGTGTAGTAGTATCGCGTTGACTCGGTGAGACCCGAGTCCGTGTACGACGTGACCGTCTCGTCCGCAATCGTCGCGACCAACGAGCCGAGCGACCCATCGGTCGAGCGGTAAATCTCCCACGACCCACGTGCGAGGCTGTCCTGGCGCGTCCACGACAAGTCCATCGACGTCGTGCTGGCCGCAGTCGGGACGAGGTTGGTCGGAGCGGGGAACGGCTCACCAGTAACCGAGACGCTGTCGAGCCGCGGCGTTGTCGACGTGTCGGTCGTCGAGATGGACACGTCGATGGACACGCTCCCGCTCAACGCCAGTCCCGACAGGTCGTACGACCCAGTCGACACGTCCGAGAACGTGACGCTATCGCCAGCCTCGTTCGAGACGGTGATGTCGATCGTGCCGTTTGCATCGTTCGACGTCGAGATATCCAGCGAGTCGTAGAGAACCGGCTCGGACCAGCTGTGCGTCGCTGAGTCCCACGAGCCAGAGCTGAAGAACGGGTAGTGCTGCCGGTAGTCGTACGTGGTTGAGGCGGTGCCGTTGTCGGTGTCGATATAGCCGGTCCACAGCGTCCCGACCTTCGAGTCGACGAAGCGCCCATAGAGCGTCGTCCCGTTGGACTCCTCGCTGATGTTGCCCGCTCCCAGTTCGAGCAGCGGCGTGAGGTCGTCGTTGACAGGGTCGTATGAAACCGACCCGTAGGTCCCGGCATCCTGCGAGATGGTACACTCGTTGCTGGCCGAGATTGTTTGCTGGTCAATCTCGGCGTAGTCGATGCAGACCTCAGCGTTGCTGGCCGCCGTCCGTCCCCATTCGACCGAGACCGTCCGAGAGTCCGACGACGGATAGTCACGAGCCAGTTCGATGGCGGTCGTGAGTTGCGTCCGCGCCCCCGAGTTCTTGTCAAACGTGTGCGATACTGTCGGCATCAGAGCACCACATCCTCAAGTGCGGCCTTCACATCCGCTCGGCTGTCGTAGTCCTCCAGCGGTGCGAGGACGACGATGTCGAGCTCCCAGCGGAGCGCTGTCCGAGTCCGATTCGAGGCGTCGCGACCGCCGACGATCACGCCCCAGACACTCGCGAAATCGTACCGAAGCGGTGCCTCAATCGACACCAAAAACGAGTCGACGTCCGCGAGGTTGGCGGTGTCCTCTCGGAAGAAGGCCCCGCCTTGGGCCCGCCCCGCTCGAACGAACGTGTCCGCCGTCTCGCGGACGTACGGCGCCAGCGCCTCGAAACGCGTCTCCGGCGTTGGGAACGACTCGTTGGGGACAAAGCGGAACGTCGGGTTGATCTCCTCGGCCACCCGCGGCGTGTAGATCGTCTCGCCGACCAGGACATCCGCAGCGATGCTCCCCTGTTCAGTCCCAATCGTCCACGTCATGATGGGCCGACCCCCCGGCGGTACCGACTCGTGATGTTTTGGACCTCATCACGAGCCACCTCATGCTGCTGGACAACGAACTCATCCGACGCCGTCACGCGCCACTCGGTCGCCTGGAGGTTCTCGACAGCGCGGGCGAACGCCGTGACGTGGTCGCCGAACGAACTGACGTGCTTCTGCATCGACGACGCGACCGCCGGCGTCGCCCCGCCCATCGACGTCGCGCTGACGCTCCCTGACGACGCCCCAGCGAACCCAGAACCAAGCACCATGTTCGAGACGCGAGCGAACTCCGCTTCAGAGAGCCCCGCCTTGGACGCCGTGACACCGCCCTGCTGGTTCGCGAGTGCTCTGAAGAGTTCTGGCGTCATCTGCATCGACGTGTTCTCGATCTTGCTCGGGTCGGACACGTAGCCCGAGACACCGATGCCTTGGCTGTCGAGTCGGTCTTGGAGCTCCTGGCGCCGCTCGTTGGTCTCCTCGAGGCGGGCCTTCAGGTCGTCCCAAGAGTCCTCCCAAGGCGGCGTCTCTTTGAGCTCCTCCTTGATCGACTTGCGCTCCTCGGTGAGTTCCTTGAGCTCCTGGAGTGTGTCTCGATTCCGCGTCAGCGCTTGCTCGATCGCCGGCGTGAACTCCGCCATCGGCATTCCGGCCGACTGACTCCCCGTCCCGCCAACGAATCCGGCGTACTGATCCGCAGTCGGTTGGGTTGCACCCGAAGCCGTGGGGTTCGACGACCCACCCGTGGCACCCGGAGCCGCCGTCTCAGGTGCGTACCGCGGGACCGAGAACGAGTCACCGCCCTCGCCGGGCAGCGCCAGCTTCTCCATCTCGAAGTCCTCCGAGATCTGGACGTTGACCCCCGTCGCCGTCGAGATGATGTTGAGCACATCGCGATACTGTTGGACGAACGCTTCGACGCCCTCGATCGACTGGTTGACGCCGTCGAGGATGCCCGTCGCGAACTCGTCGCCAATCTCCCCGCCGACCGACGATATGTAATCCAGCAGCCCGACGAACGCCCGGACGGTGAAGCCCTGGACGGTGTCGAGTGCCCGGTCCCAATCGCCGGTGAGCACGCTCAGCGAGAAGCGGTTCGCGCTCAGCATCGCGTCAAGTTCCGTGATGAACAGCCCGGAGATAGACTGGACGCCGACGTCGACGATGCCCTCGCCTTTCTCCATCGCCTCCGCCCAGATGGAGTTGTTCTTCGCGAGCTCGCGCTCGGTGATCTCGTTCATCTCACTCAGATGCGACTGCGTGAGGTCCGTCACCCGAGCAAGCGAGGAGTCAACCGTCGTCTGGATGTCCGCGAAGTTCGTCTGATAAGCAATCGACGCCGCACCGGCCCCAGCGATGAGCCAACCAATCGGGCCGGAAACGAAAGCAGCAATCGGGGCTGCAGTTCCTCCAAAGATGCCTCCAGTCAGCGCGACCGTCCCGAGCAGCCCATCGGTCGCGTTGTTCGCATCGTTGGCCGCGTCGACGAGGTCGCCGAGCCCGCTGACTGCGTCCGTGACTGCCGGGAGCATCTGCTCACCCGTTGTCGTTCCGAATTCGAACACCGAGTTCTGCAGTTCGGTGATCTGCGAATCGAGCGTATCGGCCTGAGCCGCGTATTCTGACTGAACAGACGTCGCGTCGCGGTAGGCGCTTTCTGACTGCCGCACCGACTGCTCCAGCGAGTCGAAGTTCTGCGCCAGCGTGAGGACCGCCTTCCCACCCGACCGACCGAATATCTCAGTCGCTTCGGTGACGCGAGCGGTCGAGCCCTCGATAGATTGCAGGTGATCCAGATAGCGGAAGAGCGCTTCCGTTGGGTCTTCTTCGATGAGCCTCTGGAACTCTTCGGCTGTCATCCCGATGGCCCCCGCAACCTCTGGAACGTTCTCTGCGAGCCGGTTGAACATCTCGTTCGTCCGAGTCCCGCTGCGCTCCACCTGCATACCGGAGGCCACGAGCGTCCCGCTGATCGCGACGAGCTCGGCGAACTTGACGCCGAGTGTTCCAGCTGCCGGGGCAGCGCGTGACATCGCAGAGACGATTTCTGACGACGACGCCGCGACGTTGTTTGAAATCTCGTTGATAGCCGAGCCCATGTTCTCGGCCTCCTCGATGGGAACCGAGAGCGCGTTCGCCAGCCGGGCGATGTCGTTCGCGGCCTGTTCCGCCGAAAGGTCGGTTGCCGCAGCCATCTTGCCGATGGTCTCGGTGAAGGCCTCGATGTTGTCCGTCCCAGTCACTCCCAAACGCCCCGCGATTTCGGCAATTTGGGCGAGACGTCTCGTTGGGATAGCAAGGTCACTTCCGAGGGCAAGGAGGCTATCGCGGAGCTCGTCCGCGGTAGCTTCACTCGTGACCTTTTCGACGTCAGTGAGGGCAGTCTCCCACTGCCGGGCCGCATCGACAGCCTGCCCGGCCATTACCGCTGACATGGCGGCAATGGCACCACCTGCGATGCCTGCGGCGCTCGTCATCGACATGAGCGACCCTTCGACCGATGCGAGCTCGGTCTCGAGGCCGTCGCCGTCGCCGACGATCTCGACGCGGAGCTGTTCGACGGTGTCTGATCCTGTGAAAACCATGGGTGAGATTTTATTACAATTTGTATCTTATCCGATACTATGACAGACTACGTTTGCGAGAAGTGCCGAAGTGAAATTTCAGCTGAAGCGACGGTGTGTCCCAACTGTGGGTATAACCCTGGAAAGTCTGAAAGTAGAACTGGAAGTGCAATGATTATCCTTGGAAGCATGTGCATCTTTTCGGTTTTACTGAGCCCAGTCGGGCTCATTCTCGTCTATTTTGGAAATAAAAAGAGAAACCGCGCAAAGGAAATCGTCCCTGCAACAGAGCAGGTCAAATCTGAGTGACGTCGTCGTCAACCTGCGCTTCTAACTCTCGCATCGCCTGCATCCGCCGTTCTTCTCGCTCGCGTTCGTACGTCGGCTTCGACGACGGCGACTCTGGCGTCGACGACGTCGACCGGTCGTTTTTCAGTTCGTGGAACACGCGTCGGCCTTCGAACCAGCGACGCTCCTCTTGTGGCGTCAGGTTTCGATAGGAGTTCTCGCCGACGTAGTCCCATGGCCCTTCGGTCGTCAGGATGTACTCTCGGAGAGCGGCGGTTTCGTATCGTCCGAGTTGTCGTTCTCGGCCTCCTCGTCGAGCCCCAGCGACTCGACCATCCCGCGAGCCACCCGTACTTGCTCGGCCTGGCTCTCCCGATACCCGAGGAAGGCCCGAAAACCCGCGGCGTGCTTGATGGCCTCCCGTAGCGGCATCACACCGTAGCCGATCATGCCTTCGTGGCCGTCGAGGTCGCCTTCGATCATCTCCGGCGTGACCTCGAAGTCCAGCTGTGGGAGACAGACGTTGAACATCTCTGCGAGGTCCTCCGGGTCGGGGTCGTCGCTGGTGAGGCTGGTGTCCCATTTTTCCAGGTGGCCATTCAAGGGTGGGCGAACGAGAATCGCCTTGTCGGTCCCTGGGATGCGTTGCTTCACGGGCTCGGGGCGGCTGTCGCCGTCCTTGCGCCGCACGAACCAGTCGTTCGGGTCGGCCAGCTCGAGGTCGTCGCCGTCGTTCGTCGTGGGCATGTCTTCAGTCATGATCACACACTCGCGAGACTGATGTCAGCGAACTCGAACTGCGGCGAGATGGTCGCCCGCCCCTGGTTCGCTTCTTTGTTCGCCTCTCCAGAGCTTGTTCGGGTGCCTCCGGTGAGGTCCATCGTGAACGAGTCGGCCGTCCACCGCACGTCGATACCTTTGTTCTGGAGGTAGGCCTCGATCTCTCTCGCGTTGGATTCGGGACCGAAGACCTCCGCGTCCAGCGATAGTGTTTGCTCGTTTTCATAAAGCGAGCGGAAGCGCCCACCGACGGTGTCGGCGTCGACGTTGTTGTCGAACGAGAAGGACGACGAGACGATGCGGGCGTTCGTCCCGCCGAGCGAGCCCGTCGTCGCTTCGATCGAGTCGTCGATGAAGTGCTCGAAGGGCGTCCCGACGCTGCCGGCGTGCGAGCCGCCGCCGAGCGCTGGAATCCCGAGGTCGCCTTCGCCCTGGTCGTACGAGTCGGAGCCAGCGAGTCGGGCGAGCTCGTTGCCACTCCCGTCTTTGACGATGACGTCACCGGTCGTTTCAGCGTCGAGCGAGAGTGCGTCGATGCCGGGGAAGGATTCGGTGGTCGTCTCGGTCGTCGTCCCGTTGAGGGCGACATCTTCGGTCGTTCCAGCGCCCTCGTCTTCGATGGTGAGCGTTTGCGAGGTGTCGCTGGGATCGGTCGATTCGACGTCGAGGGTCGTGCTTCCCGACGGCTGGTCGACGACGTAGACCATGAAGCGCTCGAAGTCGTACGTCAGCGAGTTCTCGATCGGGAGCGCGGTGTCCGTCGCGAACGGTATCTCTCCGCTTGCGACGAGCCCACCGTGGCCGACGTAGAAGATGCGTTTCCCACCGCCAGCGGCACCACCGGCGTTGTGTTCTTCGCGCCCGACGAACGTGTGGGTGTTCTTCAGTCGGTTGTCCGCATCGCGCTGGATGCCGTCAGTGATGGCGTCGACGGGGTCGCCGTTGCCGTCGACGAGCGCACGCTGCAGGTGGTAGGCGATGGTGATGCCGGAGTGGTCTTCGGGGCCGGCGAAGAAGTCCTCGGGCCGGTACGTGCCGACGCCGCGCTGGGCTTCGATGTTCGCTTCCGGCTCCCAGCCGGGATACATCATGATCGTATCGCTGTACGCCTCGAAACTCGGATCGGAAGGGGCCTCGCCGCGAGTGGTCTCGCGGACGAACTCGCCCCGTTGGAGACGAATCCCTCCCTCGTCTGGTTCTGTCATAGTTACTCAGTAGAGCTGCTCTCTCGTTTGGTCGGGTGAACGTGGATGCTGTCGAACTCGTCGACGAGTCGCTCGCCGATGTCGCGTGGGCAGCGGCCCGTCCCGTCCTCGGTGAACGAGACCGGCTCATCCATCCACGAGCATTTGAGCGACCGCGTCGCGGTGTTGTCGTTCTGAATGTACATCTCAGGTTCAGGCCTCGTACTCGTAGGTCGCGAACAACTGCTCGGCGTGCTCCGGCGGCTCGCGGCCGGTCTTTCGGACCGCTTGCGGGCCCGTCGGCTCGAAGATTCGGAGCTCGCCGTCAGTCGTCGCCTCTCGAAGCACGCGCCCCGTCTCCTGAGCGAGTTCGTGGGCGACGGTTTGGGCGACGCCTGCGGTCTCGCGATGGCCGCCGTTGCACTCGATGAGGCACGTTCCGAGCATGACCTGAACGGCACCCGAGCCGTCAGCGGCCATGCCCGTCGCGTTCGTCTCGCCACCGGAGACGACGCTCTCGGACTTATTCGAGACCGACACGTACGGTGGTTGGTTCGCCCCGCTGTCGTCGGTCGGGGCGATATCGTCGTCTGGGGTGAACGGGACAGAGACGGCGGCCGATTCGAACTCTCGACGCAGGAGCTTCACGATGCTATCCAGAGGGTTTTCATTCGGCATTGGCGCCCTCCACGGCCTCGATTCGCACCCACGAATTCGATTCGTCGTGGTAGTCGAGTGGGACGAAGGTTTTCCCCGTCCGCTCGTCGGTGATGGTCATGTTCTTGCTGCCGGTGCTGTCCCGTGGGATGACGTCGACGTCGTCGGGGAGCCAGATTTCAACGTCCATCTCCACGTCGCCCCCGCCGTTGTCTTGCATCCAGTTGGACTGCGTCGACGTTTCGAGACGTCCTTGGTAGGTCGTCTCCGACTCGACAGTCTGCGTTCCATCTGGGCGACCGAGGTCGTCCTCGCCGGGGACGGTGACCGTCACGGTGAGCTGGCGACCGAGGGTTTTCCCGAGCCGCCGGAACGCTCGCGATGTCTGGTTCTCGAACGTCATCGGATGCGCCTCGCGGTGATGCTTGCCCGGAGGTTTCCGAGTTGCACTTTCGGGTGCTCGTCGTCCGTTCCGGGACTTCGGTCTTCAGCCTCGCCGGCGTTGACGTTCTTCTTCATCTGGTTCATCATCGCCTTCGCGAGCTCTTCGACCAGTTCGTCGATGCTGTCGACGCTGTCTGCGATGTCGTCAGCTTGGGCTCGCATGACGTGGATAACCGCCGGTCGGAACCACGGATACGCGGGCATGTCTTTGGTCCCCGTTTCGAGATAGACGGCGTACTCGACGCCGCTGGACCCGACGACCCAGCTGTGAGTCCCGCCCCAGGTCTCGCGAAGGTCGTCGAAACGGTGCCGGAGGCGATTCAGGCCGATGATGGTGACGCCAGCGTTCGGCATGGTCACTCACCCGTCGTGTTGATCGACCGGGAGGAATCGCGGATCACGCTGGTCGCGAGCGTTCCGCTGGGGTCGCGCTTCGCGACCTCTTTCCGGAGCTCGGACAGCGACGAGCCCTCGAAGACGACAGATCCACTCTCTTGAGACCCCTCTTCGATGGCGCGGTCAACCGTCGACCGGATTTTGAGCGCCGCGAGGTACTTCTCGAGCTGCTTCTTGTGTGCGTCTGTCCAGTCGTCGGTGTCGTTCGCACGGTTGTTTTCCCACTCAGCGTCGTCGAGCTTCGCCGAGATGTCAGCATCCGAAAGCGCAAGCGGGTCATCGGTCGGCGCGGCCAGCCCGAGCACCGCGCGAACGTCGTCGGGAGTGGCCGTTGGCATGGGTTACTCCCGCGCGTCGATTGCGCTGTGGACGCCGTCGCGGTCTCGACCGTCCGATTCCGCGACTTCGATGGCGCCGAGGTGGTCGTCGAACTCGCCGGACTCGATGTCGTCGATCACGTCGGACATGGGCGTCCGGTCGACGAACGCCTCGGCGTCGAACGCCTCTGGGTCGCCCGACGCGGCGTCGGTGTCCGCGTCTTCGGGGCCGTCGCCCCCACGCTCGATGTGCCGGTGCATCGCGAGCAGCTTACTCGCGACCATCGGGTCGTCGACGAACGCATAGCCGTCCTCGTCGAACTCCAGCGGGGAGTCCTTGCCGAGGATCTGCGAGTTCCGGAGTTCAACCGGCCCGCCGCTGCTGTGTTTGAGGTAAGGCATGGGCGGTTACGTGTCGATCGCGATGTTCGCGCTCGGTTGGGTCGCGGCGAAGCCGACACGCTCGTCGATCTGCCAGACAGTACTCTCGATGGACTCGTCGTAGTAGCTCGAGACGTCGAGGGCGCGACCGGGTCGACTCCCAGCCGAAGTTCGTCGGGTCGACGAGGTAGGCCTCGCCGTCGGCGTAGTTGCCCGTGTTGTCGAGGTAGACGGGGATGTCGCCGACGACGCCGAGGAACGCCTGTTGGCCGACAAGGTTCCCGCCGGGGAGGATACCCTGCTGGAGGACCTGATCACCGAGATCGGAGGCCTGGGTGAACTTGTCCATGTTCAGCAGGTCGTTCATGTTCTGCCCACCGGTGAGCAAGCGCAGCTCGGCCATGTCCAGTTCGTCGTTGAACGCGAGCTGTCGGGCGAGAGTGATGTCCTCGTACTCGATGACGCCGTTGGAGTTGCTGTTCGCGTCGATCGCGCCGGCGCTGTTGGTGTTGTTCGACAGGATACTGTACGCGATGCCGTCGACGCGCGTCTCCTCGGCGCGGATCAGGTCCTCTTCCTGATCCATCGTGATGTCGATGACGTTGTCCTCGACGTCTTCGTCGGGAATCACGACTTCCAGCCCGTACTTCGTGTGGGCGACCTGGACCTTGTCGTAGTCCTTCGTCGCACGGGGGTACTCGCTCCCCGGCGGGATTTCAGCGACATCGCCGTCGAAGTCACCGTCGGAAATCGGGAACTCGACCGAGTTGCTGTCGTTGTTGGTCGCGTCGTAGTCGCGGAACGCGGTACGACTCTGGTACTTCTTGTTGCGAATCTTCTCGACGATCGCGCGAACGTCGGCGTCGTCGATGATGTCGGCTGCAGTTTGTGCCATATCAGATCACCTCAGAGAAGGACCCACGCGTAGCCGGCGGGAGCAGTCTGTCCCTGCCACGTGCCGTTCTCGTCCGAAAGGGCGTGGGCAGGCCCCCCGGCCGTTGTTTCGAGTTCGCCCGCAGCGCCAGTCGCTCCGAGGTCGAGGTCGTCGCCAGCGGCGACCGAGCCTTCGACCGCGGCGACACACGGGCCGCCGACGTGGATTGGGGCGACCCCAGAGTTCTCCGTCGCGCGGCCACGGGCCCGGACACCAAGCAGGTTCTCGGTGTCCGTCCCGGGCTCGACCTCGCCGCCGGTGATGCCGACCGCGTCGCCTGGGGACGTCGAGTCGCTTGCGTCGCTGTAGCCGATGGTCGTCGTGCTGTCACCGCCTCCTTGCCCCGGATTGGTACCCATTTAGAGCACCTCCAGAGCGCCGTCGTAGTCGTCGGTTCCGGCGAGCGTGGCGGCTTCGTCCTGCAGGGCTTCGACACGCGAGTCGGGGAGCATGTTTCCGACGGTGTCGAGCTTCTCGCTGATCTGCTGGATGCGCTCGCGGTCTTCCTCGCTCGGTCCGCCGCTGCCACCTCCAGAAGAGGACGAACTCCCCGATTCGGGGTTCTGCGTCAGCGCCTCGACGTCGAGGTCGCCGTCGTCGGTCTCGAATTCCGATGCTTTTGCCTCGAAGCTCATGGCTTCGACCGTCGTTTCGCGGAGTCCGCGCTGTTCGGTGAGCGCCTCGTCGAACATCGACTCAACCGTTTCGAGCCGACGTCGCATCGCTTCGAGTTCGTCAGCGGATTCGACTTTCGGGTCGTCGAGTTCCGCCGCGGTCTCGATCAGTTCCTCGTTGTCGTCGAGCACGTCGAGTCGCTCCAGTTCGGAGGCTTCGGCGACGACGGGGTCGTCAGCCTGCGCCGCGACTGCGAGCAGCTCGCGCTCTTTGTCAGTGAGATTGTCTTCTGTCATGGATGCTCTCCATCCGCGGGCCGGGGTGCTCTGGCCGTTACCGCCGTCCTGGCCGTCATCGCCCCCGGTGTTCGTCACCTCCAGACCACCGTCCGCCAGCGCCTCCACCCGAACATCGAAGTTCGAGGTGAGCGCCGCGGCCGTCGCCGTCATGTCCGCCGACGGGCCGGGCGCGATGTCGTTCGATGGTGCGGCACCATCGGCGACGATCGCGAGGTCGCGCACGGCCGAGACCGCAGTCGGCTCGTACAGCGCATCGTCCTCGCCAGCCTCGCCCTCGACGAGGTCGAGCTCGCGAACGATGACCGGCGACACTTGCGCCAGCCCGCGCTCGACCACGTCTTCGGCGTCCCAGTCGGAGACGAAGCCCTCGAAGAGGAGTCCGACGCCGGGTTCGTACGCTGCGGCGGTGATCTCGCCGACCTTCTCCTCCATCGTGACCGCGCCGGTTGCTCGAGCACCGTCGTCGGTCTTCTCGACGCCGACGTGTTGCTCCGGATCGAGCGAGTCGGCCATCGTGATCGGCTTGCCCTCAAGCAAGTCGACCATCGATTCGAGGATGTCAGCGGGCCAGCGGGTCTGCTTACCCGAGAGGCCATTCGTGACATCACCCTCACCGAGGACGACACCATGGACGCGCAGAGCGTCCTCGGGGTCGTGGGCGAGGGCTGCGATACCGCTGTTGAACAGTTCGTGAACAGTCATAGGAATCGAATTACCTCCCAGTATGAATCGAGAGGCTGCACTTGCACTGTGGGTGCAACGGGAGAAGCCCTGGAGCCTCGTCGATCGAATACGGCCCGCCAGCTGCGAGCGCCCGGCACTCCGAGCACGCACCAGGGGCCAGCATGATGTCGACCTGCTTGATGCCCGACCGCTTCCACTCAGTGGCCCGAGCTCGGTTGTGCGAGTGCATCACCTCCGTTCGGGCGATGAGGTTCGACCGGTACTTGCCGACGTGGTCGACGCGGTCAGCGAGGTCGCGGGCGATCCGCTTCGGCCCGTGGCTGCTTGCAAGCCCCTCGGTCAGGACCCGCCGCATCTGGTTTGCGGTGGCGTCCGTCATCCCCTGCAGGGCACCGTAGTTTCGCGTGTAGAGCGCCTGCAGTTGCTCGCGGTGGACGGGGAGCTGCAGAGCGGCGCGTTACCTCACCAGACGTCCCGAGCTTGAGCGTCCGAAGCTCAGTTTGTGCCGCGCCGACGCCGCGCTCGTACGCCTGCTTGACGAACTGGTTGTCGTCGCCGTACTGTTGGAGAATCTCGCGGTCGGTCTGCTGCTGGAGCCACCGGTTGAACGCCTGCACCTGCTGGGCCTCCGTCTCGAAATCGAAGTTCCGCGGCGGCTCGACAAGCGCCTCGGTCTGGAGCCCGAACGCGTCGAGGTCGACGATCCCCTGCCGGAGCGCCGCCATGATGGCCGCCCACCGCCCCCGAAGACGTTGAGCGTAGTTCGCCCGAATCGTCCGCGTTCGAGACGGCTCTTCGCGCTCTTGGGCCTTTTCGACATACCGCTCATGAGCCGCCGTTGGGGTCGGGGTCGTGGACGTGTCTGCAGCCGCGCTCGCGCTCATCAGTCGTCACCCCCTGGAGGGGATGTCCCGGTCAGCTGCTCTGCCATCGCTTGGACCTCTGGGTCCGACTCGTCGACGTCGGCGTCGAGGTCGCTCGGGAGCGCTTCCTCTGGGAGCTGCAGCACCATCTGCAGGAGGACCGCCGGGTCGGCGAACATGTCGGTCGGCTGGTCGCCCCGGATCTTGTCGAAGGCGTTCGCGAATCGCTCCAACCGTTCGATGTCGTCGTCGTCGAGCGACATGACCGGCGACGCTTCCTCTTCGGGTTCGATGAGGACCTTGACGCCGGAGGGGTCGAGCTCCGGATGGCGCTCGGCGACCGCACGGAACGCTTGGGTCCACGAGCGGGATTGGTACTTGCGCTCTTCCTCGATCGTGTCCTGGTAGGAATTCTCCTGTCGGTCGGAAACGTGATTCGCGATGGACTCGCCGAACGCCGTCGCGTACTTCGGCGCTGGGAGCGGGGCGAGGATGTCCGACACGGTAGTGCTTGAGCGTGTCGTCAAGGTCAGGGACGCTCGGCTCCCACTGGTTCAGTTCGATCGAGCCGTCGTGGCCGATGATGTCACCCGGCCCAAGACCTTCGACGCCATCCAGCCAGTCGTCTTGGTCGTCGTCAGACCACTCGGTCAGGATGACCTCATCCGGCGTCTCAGTAACCTCGGTGTTGAACTGGGCGTCCCACACGCCGTACGCCTTGGTCTTGACCGCTCGCGCCCGGTCACGCTTGATCTCTTGGTACTCCTCTGCGTCCGTCGCACAGGACTCGATGATGGACGTGCCGAAGACGCCGTCTTCGGTCGCGTCGTCACCCCCGATGTCGGGGTTGAGGACCTGCTTGAGGATGTCGTTTTGCGAGAACGCGATCTCGTCTTTATCGAACCCACCGATCCGACGCCCGACGATAGAGTTGTCGTCAAACTGGACGTACGCCGCTGCCTCGCCGCGCTTGGTGACCTCGCCGGCAATCTTGGTGTCGTCGGGGTCGAGGAGAATGTTCGTGTTGGCGTAGGTCCGGGCCGACACCGTCTCTGGCGGGATGTGCTTGAATCCCGTGATGGGGCCGTCGGGCTCCTCCTCAGACCCATCCTGTTTGAGGAGCTCGATGAGGTTCGTGCCACGGGTCCAGCGTTGGGCGATTGTGACGCCGAGGAAGGGGTAGAACGGCTTGTGCTTCTCACCGCCGATGACCGCGCAGTTGTCGATGAAGCCGCCCGTCGGCGCAAAGTCCGGAGCGCCCTCGCCACCCATGAAGTACGCCTGGGTGGTCTCGTCGTCGGCCTCGATCCGGACGCCCGGTTTCGTCACGTCGCGGACGAACTGGTTGATGTTCGCCCGGATGATGCCGACCTCGCGGTAGAGGTCGTGGTACTCGTCGATGTCGTCCGGGGGATTGAGGTCGTCGACGTCGCTGTTCTCGATGAAGATTCGAGAGTTGCGCGTGACGGACTCTACCTGTTGGGAGAGCCGGGTTGATAGTGCCTCAACGCCGCCGCGAAGTCTACCGGTGAGTGAGTTGGTACTCATGAATTATCTGATGCTCCCTTTGGATGGTGCGCTGCCACCACGTCGACGCGTGGACTTCGTCTCGATGTATCGATCGCCCATGATGGCGTAGCGAAGTGCGTCGAGTGCGTGGTCCTGGGCTCGCGCGGTCCCGACGTCTTCCTCCTTGTAGGATTGGAATTCCTGAATCAGGTTGACGCAGTCCTCGATGATGACGAGCCCGGGGCGCCCATCGTCGGTTTCGAGGACGCTTTGAACTTCGTTGATACCCTCGGCGAGGTCCTTCTGTGCCGCCTCAGACTCGAACCCAGCACGTGCGAACTTCTCGATGTGCTCGGGGTCGTGGTCACAGAACACGCGCCCAGGGGTCTTGTCCTGTTCTTGAATCCAACCTTCACGAACGAGCGTGCGACCGTTCCACGTTCCGGCCAGTTTTTCGACTGGTTGCTTCGAGACGTAGTACTCGTCGAGGACAGCGTACTGGCCGGCAGTTGTCTTCCCGATTTCAAGCAGGACGCGTGGGTCTTTGAACCCGTAATCGTAGCCGTAGAGTCGCGTGTCCCGGAGTTCAAGTTCATCCCGTGGGCGGATATGAGTCTCCCGGGAAAACGACGGGTAAACAAGCCCGTTCGCAGACGAAAAGCCACCTTCGAGCGCTTGCTTCTCGCGTTCAGTCCCCTCGAACTGAGCCCGCATCTTTTCAAGTTCGTTGTGAAATGGGTTGTCGCGGGTGTCGCCGACGACAACTTTCATGCGGTCGGCCCATGGGAGCGGTTGTTCGCCGCCTTGCCCATCCGGCTCGATCTGTCGCTCGGTGATGTCGTAGAACTGGTTGAAGCCGTTGCCCGTCGAGGTCCAGAGCGTGACGTTCGGCCCTTGTTCGGTCCGTTGCCGGGTGACCAACATCTCGTGGAGATCGTAGAGGTCAGTCGTGCCGTAGTGAGCGACCTCGTCACACCAGATGATATTGAACTCGGTCCCAGCGAATCGGCTCCAGATGTCCGCCCCGCCCAGTTGGATGATGTGACCGTTGATGAGCGTCAGGCGGTGCTTGGTCCCGTGGTAGCCAGCGACGATTGGCGAGTTCTCGGGGTCGCCGTCGGCGTCGTTCGGAACTGTGTTCTCGCCGGGGAGTCGGTCGAAGAAGCCTTTGTACGTCGCCGGGCCACCTTTGGTTTTGTCCGGTGCGAGGACGAGCGAGTGGCCGTTCGGAATCTGCATCGCCTCGCCGAGGACGAAGTCGCTCCCAAGGAGTGTCTTCCCGCCACCGTAGCCTGCGCGGAAGACAACGAGGTCGTAGTCGCCGGATTCGAGCGCGTCGAACGTTTCGAGTTGGGCGCTCCAGTATTCCCCGCCGATTTGGATTGACTCACTCGTCTGGCTCATAGCGTTCACGGCTGACTGTCACCTCGATTGGCTTACCATCCGACCCCGAGAGCTCGACGCGGTCCTTGTAGACGCCGAGCGCGTTGCCCTTCGCCTGGAGGTGCTGGGACTGCTCCATCCGTGCCGCACGCTCGCCATCGAAGTCGGGTTCGTCGCGTTTGAGACCGACAAACTCAGTCGTGAACTTCGGTGACCCATCGAACGCCTGTAGCGGGTATTCGTCGCCGGGTTCGACCGTCCGCTCGGCCGCGATGAACCGGATGATGACGTCGCCCTCCTCGGCCCACTCTGGCCAGTCGTCGTCACCGGGGTCGACGAACTCCCACGCTGGCATCCGGAAGACGCCCTGGTCGCCCGAGCAGTACTTGGTCTGCGGAACGACACGCTTGATCGGGACGTCTTCAGTTGCCTCGTCTTCGGCTTCGCGAGCCCGCTGCCACATGCGCTCTTCGCGCTCAGCGATTTGGAGACGGGCGTTCGCGTGCTCTTCTTCGATCATCCGGATGACCTCGTCCGAGGGCTCCTCGTTGAGGTACTTGCGGATGGTCGACTTTGCAAACGAGCCGTGGCCGGTCTCTTCGAAGCGGCGCTGGATGGCCTCGACGTCGTCGTTGTCAAGATAGTGCCACTTCAGGGCGCGTGTGACTCGTTGTTCGCGCTTGCTCATCGGTTGAATTCGTTCTGCAGCGTTCGGGGTGGTTTATACTTTAAATACGGTCCGTGAGCGGAGATGTCGGCGACGCCGACGTCGACGTTGGTCTGTCAGGTTGCACTAGAAGTCGGTCGGTGGTGTCGAGCGTGACGGCGCTCTTCGAACTGCTCGCAGTCACTTGCAAGCACGGTGAGTTCGACGCCCGCCCCCACGAGCTCGACGGTGAGCCGTTCGTCGACACCCGTGAGTGAAGCGATCAGCTTCGCGGACACGACGTGCGCTGCACGCCTGTGCCCACGAGGCGTCTCGACGACGACGTCGGGAGAAGTACTCATCAGCCCAGTTAGTGCCGCCCGGCGTGCTTGACGGCGAGCTTCACCGCCCGCTCGAAGATTTCCCGATCTTTGCCCTGGATCCGTTCGTCGCTCTTCAGCGACCAGATCGTGCGGCGCATTGCCTTTCGAGAAACACGAATGCCGTCCTCCTCGAGACGGTCCGCGATAGCGGCGGCGCGTCGGACCATCTGAAGACGGGATCGAGTCTCGTCCGGCGCCCGGCCGGCGATGGAGCCACAATAGTCACAGACCGTTCGGGCTTCATACGTCCGGTTGACGCCGTGTTCGCCGACGGGTTCGGTCCCAGTCACACGGCCGGTTTCATCGCGGACGGTCACTTCGCCGAACTGGTCGTGGACGTGGACGTCGTGGCCGGCGACTCCGTTAGCAATCCGCCGGTGGTCGCGCTTGATCCGGTGGAAGCACGTGTTGCAGACGCCCGGCTGCTGCCAGACGTAGCGTTCGAACGCACGATCAGGACGGACGGGACGGTCGGCACTCTGTGTGTTCTGCGTGAGTGACATAAGACGAGCTGCGAGGTTGGGAGTTGCTGTCGCTACTGGCCGACGCCGGTCATTCCCCGAAGTGGGGTACGACGCCGTTGAGTAGAATCGGTACTAGTCTGAAAAACAGACAGTCGCGTGAGATGATAAGCCTACGCTTACCGTGCGTCTGTGGGCGGAACTTTCGGCTCGTGAATGGGGCGACGTCCATCTTTCGGGTCGGGGCGTCGTGTGACAAGCCCGTGATCGAGGAGTCGACGAAGGGCCCGTCGGGCGGCAGTCGTCGAAAACGTCGACGCTTCAGCGACCTCGTTGGTCGTCATGGGCTCGTCAGCCTCTTGAAGAACGAGCCAGACGGCAACGATGTTCGCCGGTTCGTCCTCGAGGATAGGCCGGACCGCGTCGTCGACGGCGAGAGTCACTTTGCACCTACCCCCTCGATTCGATAGTCAGTCATGACGTAGCCTCGGCTAATCGACAGCGGGTGATCGTCGGTGAGCGGAGGGTCATCCCCCGTGTGTTGACCCGGATTTCCAGTCCCAAGTGACCGGGTCAGCCGTGTCATCCGTGGCAGCCTCATCCGTTTCCGCGTTTGCGACGAAGTCTGGGTCGGATATCGCCAACGCCCACGTATAGGTGTCCAATACGGGGTTGTTGGCGGTCTGACTGTCACCGAAATCGACAGTTCCAGACGCTGGGAGTCCAGAATCCCCATACAAAGTAGCCCCGTGCGGCCCTGCTCGGTCGAAAGCATCGACAGACCCACCGTCGGCGAGGCGGCCCAGCGTCTTTCGGACATGCTCTTTCGAAACGCCGACTGCGTCTGCGAGCTCTCGGGCCGACGTCGTCGTTGGGGACTCCCGAAGCTGTTCGACGATAGCGCGTTGTTTCTCGGTAAAGCACCACTCGACACCAGGGACTTGGATGTCAGCGAACCCTGTGGGAACAGCGTCGGTTCGTACGAACACGGTCGCGTGGCTATCGGGGTCTTCGGGGTTCCGAGCGTAGCGCCCAGCTGCCTGTGCGGTGTGGTTCTCCCGCACCGATGCGAGGATTTCACCAGCGACATCAGCATCATCGCCGACGAACTCACGACCGTGGGCTCGCTGCTCTTCGCCGTCGACGTCGACCATCTTCGGGGCCGCGTCGAGGTCGAGCTCGGCCAGAAGATCGACCACAAAGTCGTCACCGGGGTCGATGCAGCCTTCGATAAGCCCGATGCGCTCGTGGGCGAAGTCGTTGCGGCTCTTCTCCTCACCGTAGTGCATCGTATCGGGGGTCTGGACGCCGGTGTCGGCCATGATCTGTTTCAACTGTTGCTCGACGGCGCCGGTCGTGATTGCAGTCCGGAAGTAGTGGCCGTACTCCTCGTGGAGATGTTCGACGACGGTCTCGACCTGCCGCTCGTTGAAGTACTCGCCGCTCGCAAGGGGGCGGGTCGCATCTCCGACCTGGACGACACGAAGGCCGCGTTCGAACCGGCGCCACAGTTGGCGCTCTTCGGGCTCAAGAACGGGGGTCGTGTTGATGTGAGGGACGGTGTTAACCGACCAGACCGGGCGGGCAGGGTGCGCGTCGAGACCGATGACCGACCGTGCCTGTGAGAGGTCCGGCGCCGTTCGAACTGTTCGGACTTCGTTATCCTCGTCGAGGACGACAGACACCCATTCGCGATTCCATCCGTCGTCATCGGAGACCTGCGCATCGAGACGTGGAGGCTCGTGCGGGGTCTTCCCGACGCGACGACCATTCCCACGGTCCTCCGCGTGGAAGATCGCACGGGCAAGCGCGGGAGCCAACGTGTGAGCGCCGTCAGTTTCGAAGTACCACTCGCGGTCAGGCTCGCGATTAAGTTGGTCCCGAAGCGCGTTGCGCTCGCGAGCAGCGTCACCTTCCCACCCCTCGTGGAGAGAGAGCTGGACGAACGACTCCCATGTCTTCACCGGAGCGTCGATTTCCTTGAGGTAGGCCGTGATCGCACGTGCAATCCGGTCTTTCGAAAGGTCGGCGGTGAAGTCGGGCTCCTCGTCGATGACGACGTTGTTCCCCGTGCGAAGCCCGGGAACGTGAGCGAAGTTGTGCGTCGCGATGATCACCGCGAGGTCCTCGGCGTCCTTGTTCCGGAGGTCCTCCCACTGCTTGATCGCGGGGCACTTCGACGCTTCACCTTCCTCAAACTCACCGTCTTCCTCGTCGTAGGTCGTTGGTGACCCGTGGCAGCACGGAAGCTTGCAATTCTGGTCGTTGTGCGTCTCTAAGTGACGGTGAGCCGCGGAGAACGCGATTCCACGCCCCTCGCACATCCGAGTGAGCCACTCAGAAGCGGGCACGCCGTTGATCGTGACAGCCTGACGGTCGGTGCCTTGGACGTGCTCGGGGTCATGGTCACCGGCAGCCACGGGGCAGGCTTCGTGCCGGCTCAGAAGCGCGAAGTAGTTGATGCCAGCTTCGTCAGCGGCCTCGATCGCCTCGTCACGCGCGTCACGCGTCGCCGAGAGGTGGACAACCGGTCGTCCTCCAGTAACGCTCTTGTACTGCTCGGAATCCCACGCTTCGGTGACAACGGTGTAGCTCTTCCCGAGCGACGTCGGCGCGTCGATGACTGTCTCGTCTTCGTGTCGCATCGCTTCGGTGATCTTCGCGAAGAGTTTGTCGCGAGCTTCGCGCGTCGACGGCCAACGGAGACCACGCTTCTTCGCTGCGCGCCGGCGCTCGTCTGGCGACAGCGCGTCGAGCTGGGCCAGCGGAAGGGCTGACTCCGGCGATGCGTCGATGTCCTCGTCACTCTCGATGGCGTCCTCGAGCAGCGGGGGGAGGTCCTCGTCGCGGTCAGACGATCCTGATGAACGCTCCAGCTTCGGGATGTCGAAGCCGAGGTCCCGCAGATGGTCGATGCCTTTGAACCACATTTCTCCGCGGGCGTCGCTAGGAGAGACGTTTCGGTGGGAGAGCTCACCGGCGTCGATGAGCGCCATGATGACAGGCCCACCGTAACCTCCCTCGTCGCCGGTGTCTTGCCAGATTCGCTCGTCGACGATGTTAGCGGTCCCGCTGGAGTTCTTCCCCCAAGTGGGAGCGAAAGCACGCTTCCCCTGACTTGTCGACGCTTCGTCATTCCAACTGAAGACTATCGTCCGGTCAGCGACCCGGCGCGCGTCGAGTCGGTCAAGCGCTGCGAAGATATCACGAATGTCGTCTGTCGTCTCGTTTGCCGTCGTCGCCGCGGGCTCGTAGTTGTCCAGGTCGTAGTCATCGCGAGCGGTCGAGACGCTCTTCCGACCGCCAGATGTGGTTTGGTCGTTCGCTTCCAGAAGCGCGTCAAGGACATCGCCGTTCCAGTTCCGGACCTCAGTCGGGGTGCCGGGAACGTGCTCTCCCGTCATCACGCAGACGCGCTTTCCGGGGTAGATTTCTATCGATGGGAGATCCTCGTTCGAACCCCAAGGCTCGTCGTCGAGCTGCCATGCGGCCTGCTTTACGCCGTCCGGAAGGTCCCCACGGTAGATGGCATGGGCCCCGGCGCCAGACTGTGAAATGTCGGCGTAGGTGAGGCCGAGGTGTTCAAGGATCGCGGCGAAGGCCGGGTGGATCTCCCCGGTCTCCTCGTCGCGAACGTCGTCGCCGTCGACGTAGACGTAGGGATCGTCGGGTTGCTGCAGGAACGCGCGGCCATCAAGGCGCTCGTCGACCTCAGCCATCGCGATGGTTTCGCCGTCGACGTAGTTCTCGGTGAAGCCCCACTTCCATCGGGCGTCGCAGTCACACTCCGCGGTCGTCTCCGCGTCGTGGTTGTCGCGCGAGCACGGTGCAGGGGCGTCACGGTCAGCCCACGGTGCGAAGGGCTTCTTCTCAACGTGACCCATCCACTGCTCGCGCCCGAGGAGTTCCGGGGGAAACACCCCGGTCTCGGGCGCGCTGAAGTCGGCGTCGGCCCACGTCGACGATGTGGTTGTCGTGTCTTGGGGCTCGGCGACGTCGTCGGAGGGCGTGTCGTCAGTAGTATCTAAAGCGGCATCCGGTTTATCGGCTGCCGAGTGATGCCTCTCGGCGTCTGTAGCGGCATCTGCCAGTCGAACGCGCGGGTCGTCGAGGTCGCCGGCGAGCTCAAGCGCATCCGTGTCGCGAAGGGCCTGCCGAGTCTCCCGCTCTTGGTAACCGTTCGCGACCGCCTGCTGGACGAGTTCGCCACGAGGGACGGCCTCATCGTCCTCGAGGCCGAGGAACCCTCTCGTCTCCCAGAGGAGACTCTCCCAGTCGAACGAGGACGTCACGCCGACTCACCTCCCTGGAACCACTCAGCGACCGGGTGGTCGCGCTGGACGCTCCAGCGGTGGACCTTGATAATCGCTTCTTGGAGGCTGGCCTCTTCGTGTGAGATCTCTGCGTCGCGGTCAGCGAGGCGCGCGGACTCGCTGCGGTACTCGTCGTGGAACTCGTCAAGTTGGTCTGCGAGGAAGAACAGCGTGTCGACGTAGTCAGCAGCGACTTCGAATTCGCCCGCTGCGACCGCCTGGACGATGACCTTCTCGAGGGCGTCGAAGGTGAAACAGGCGGCCTTGTGGTCGAAGTCTGCCGCGCGAGTGCCGGTGTCGGCGCTCAC